TCCGTTGCCGTTGCTGGTTCGACCACAAACGTCGTTGCCCTTGTCCGCAACAACACTGGCGCGACATTGGCTAAAGGCACTGTCGTTTACATCAATGGTTCAGTTGGTCAGAACAGCACGGTTGCCAAAGCTATTGCAAACAGCGACGCAACGTCTGCCCAGACGCTTGGCTTAATGACCGCCAACCTTGCCAATAACGCAACAGGTTATGTTACCGTCATCGGCGTCCTGACGGGCATGGACACATCTGCATTTACGGATGGGCAACAGCTTTATCTAAGCCCGACAACGGCTGGCACGTTTACTGCCACCAAGCCTTATGCGCCACAGCATTTGGTATACGTTGCCGTTGTTGAACACGCTCACCCAACGCAGGGCAAGTTGTTCGTCAAAGTGCAAAACGGCTACGAAATGGATGAGTTGCACGATGTATCGGCGCAAAATCCAGCCAACAATGATGGCCTGTTTTACAACACAACGTCTGGCCTGTGGGAAAAGAAATCAATTCCGACGGCACTTGGTTACACGCCTGTAAATCGCGCTGGCGACACTATGACGGGGCAACTGTCCATTACTGGCATGGGCAACGTCAACGGCGGAAACTTGCAGCTTGGCGACAAGGCAGAAGGCACGAATAAATGGTCTGTGATGACGGGTGGTCATTACAACGGCGTTTCACAAGCCAAAGGCGTAATGCTTATTGGCTCTTATTCCAATTCAACGGCAAACCAAGTCAGTATTGGTGGCAATGTTTGGGAAGCCAATCCTGCAACACAGATTGTGTTTTATACATCGACCACAACGACACACGCAACAGGTGGCACAAGTCGCCTTAGCATCAATGGAAGTGGCAATGTAGTAGCCGAAGTCGATATTCGCGCACCTATCTTTTACGACAGTCCTGATAGTTCATTTTACTTTGATGGTGCTGGCGCTACCAATCTGAATAACCTTTATGGTAACGGGAAGTTAATTCTTACTTCTGGCGACAGCTATTTACGCATCAATGAACAAAACGCTTTTTCCAATGGCGTCTGGTATGGCCCAAGCAACATCGGTGTAAATGGTGTCGTTCACTTAGGCAGTAACGGCACTGAAAGCACTGCGCGTGTTCGTATCGTCGGCGGAAGCTACAACGGCAGCAATGTGATTTTGGTAGATGGAAGTAATGGTAGAATTAGCGCCGCCGAAATGCGCGCACCTATTTTTTACGATACCCCAAACACTGCATTTTATGTTGACCCGTCGGAAACGTCCAACCTCAACTTTTTGAATGTAAGTGGTAGTTCTGTATACCGCAGCGATTGGACAACGCGCTTTCAATCGCCAAGCGACTTCGTTGACGGCACTTTGGTAACAACCGACATTCCCGCGACAGGTTGGGCTGGCGACAGCTTTGTCATTGAGATTACGGGCAAAAGTTACGACCAAAACAACCCACCATTTAAAGTCATAGCCCAAGGCTATCTGTATAATGACACCATCATCAATTACAGCGGCATATCGTATGCAGGAAATTTCGCTTCCTACATAAAGGTATTCCAAGACGGCGGCGTTTTAAAATTCTGGTGGCCGCGCATAAGCTACTGGAACTCATTTAACGTCAATGTCATGTCTATGGATGGGCAGACGAATGGCACAATCACGCGCAATCGCGTTACGGCTATCGGTAACAGCACGGAACCCACGGGAACCAAAAAGCAGCAAATTAACCTTACAAAGACGTTAAAGACGGGTGATGCCGCTGGTTCAATCAGCGGCTTCAACAACCCCACGACAGCGCCTACCGCAAACACGATTGTTTACCGTGACGCAATTGGTGACATTGCCGCCCGTGAAATCATCCTTAGTTCGGGGCTTTCCACAGTTACGCCGACTGTTCTGGTTTCAATGTATCCAACGACGAACCAGATGGTTCGCACAACGCCAGCGGCGGTGGCAGCATCACTCCAAAGTTCAATCCAAAGTGCAGCCTCTGGAACATGGGGCATAAACATAACTGGCAATTCCGTGACATCAAATGGCTTGGGAACTCGCTATGATGGTGGGCAGCGGCTTAATCCCCAAGACTATTTTGGTCAGGGCATTGGTTTAAGAGTAGCCATGACTGCGGTTGCTGGCGTTTGGTCTGATACGCTTTGGATTAACGGTTATGCTGGCGGTGATGTGCTAAATATGTGTGCGCTGCACACATCACGGCAAGCCACACCCCGTATGTGGATTAGCAGTCAGGCGTCTAATGGAACGTCTTACGGCACTCTTTATGAGTTGCCCACGCTTGGCTATAACTCTGGAAATACCGCTGGATTATATGCGGGTATTTATTACGACAGCAATAACACGGCTTGCTTTGTTGACCCAACTAGCACTTCCGTTTTAAGCACGGTTCGTGCTGACCGACTTCAGTTTAGCAGCGGAAATGAAGCTGTAACATTGAATAATGGTTCCTATTTAATGTTGCGTGACCCAACAGCGAATATAGCTTTATACCTTGGCGGCGCTGACCCAGCAAATTACTATGACAATAATACGCATTGGTTTCGCACCCGTGGCGCGAGTAACATAGCAATTATTAACAGCGGCGGCATTCAGGCCCCTGTGTTTTACGACATTAACGACACTGGCTATTACCTTGACCCAAACACTACAGGGCTTGCGCTTAGGGTAAACGGCAACATAGAGTGTTACGCCAGAAGCGCAGCATGGTCAGAAGGTTATCGCGTCAGGGTTCCCACAAGAGGAACTTGGGGCGGCATTCGTTTCACTCGTGATGAAGGCAACTCAAACGGCAACTGGGCTATTGGCTTTACAGGCGTTGATACAACTGATGACCTTACCTTTTGGAGCAATTCAGGTGGTGCAGAAGGTATGCGCGCCAGACTGACGCAAGGTGGTATTTTTTCAACAAGTGGCGAACTTCGGACTTCTGGTCAAATAACCAATTCCAATTACATGGTTGGCGGTTCTCAAAGCGGCGCTGTAAATATTGGTCGCAATGACCTTAATTACCGCTGGGAAGGAACGGCGTGGGGTTCAACGACTACCCTTGGCCTTCTTGCGAACTGTGCTGACTATTGGGAAATGGGTATCCACGATAGTGGTTCTAAGGTTATTTCGCCGCTTTATTACGATGGTGGCGGTCGCTTTTTGATGGGCCGCGACATTGGCTGGGGCCAAACTTACGTTGAAGCGGCGTCTTCTTTCCGTGCGCCTGTATTCTACGACAGTAATAACACTGGTTACTATCTTGACCCAAATGGTTCGTCGAACGTCTATGATATGACGATTGCCAACACCATTTATTGCTATCAATGGTTCCGTTCATATGGAGATAGCGGTTGGTTTAATCAATCCTATGGCGGCGGCATTTTTATGCAGGACGCTACTTGGGTGCGTGTCTACAATGGTAAGGCGCTATACGTCCCGAATGAGATTGCAGCCACAGGCAACATTACGGCTTACTATTCAGACGAACGCCTAAAAACCAAGACAGGTGGCATCGACAATGCGCTTGAAAAGGTGGTTGGGCTAAATGGCTTCCTGTATGTCGAAAACGATTTGGCACGTTCGCTTGGTTATACAAATGCAAAGCAGCAAGTGGGTGTATCCGCACAAGCTGTTCAAGCCGTGCTGCCTGAAGCTGTTTCCTTGGCCCCTGTTGACTTTGAAACACTGGAAGATGGCACGATAACATCAAAAAGCGGCGAAAACTATTTGACCGTTGATTATTCGCGGCTTGTCCCGTTGCTAATTGAGGCTATAAAAGAACTTTCACTTAAAGTAAAAACCCTTGAAGAAAAGGACAATTCAATATGACATTGACATACGCATGGGCAATCACATCCCTGAAAAAAACTACCGACGGCAGCATTAGCAATGTCGTGGTTCAAACGAATTGGACTTGCACTGGCACTGACGCAGATGGCGACAGCGGCACGTTTAACGGCGCAACGCCATTCCCGTTAAGCAGCGTTGACCCAGAAAATTTCATTCCATACGAAGAACTGACCGAAGCCGACGTTCTTTCATGGATACAGGCCGTGGTTGTCGGTTCGTATAAGGAACACATTGACGCGCAAATCATGAAGCAGATTGCGCTTATCAAAGACCCTGTTGTTGAAGTGCCAAGCGGTGAATTGCCTTGGTCGCCACCAGTTGAAGAAGGTGATGCACCCGCAGCACCAGTTGAAGAAGGAGCAAGTGAATGAACCCCGAATTAGACAAATATGACGAAGCGCAGCAACACGCGCAGCAAGCAATGCAACAACCACAGTTGCATATCACAGTTTCTGTAAATGAGATTAACCTCATTTTTCAGGCGCTGGCTGAATTGCCGCATCGCGTATCTGACCCGCTTATTCGCAACCTAATGCAACAAGCACAGGCGCAAGTCGAAAAACCTAATTAATGAATGTATCGGATAAACTCCTTGACCTGACCATCATACGGCAACTGCTATTAGAGCGGGTTATTGCTGGGCAAAGTGCTGCGCTAAACAAGCAGCTTGATGCCATTGCAGCCGCGCTCGAAAAGCAGTTGAAGGGCAAGGAGTTTACCGAATACCAAGGCAAGCGGCTGGATAAGGCCATTGCTGAACTGAAGAACATCGTAACGGTCAATGAACCTGATTTAAGCGACCTTACAGAAGCAGAAGCATCGTTCTTTAGGGATGCTATGGTCAACGTCGGTATTGACGCTGTGCTGCCCCCTGTGACCGTATTGCAAAGCGTTGCACAAAGCAGCCTGATACAAGGCGCGACAATCGGCAACTGGTTTTCCCGTTTAAACGAAAGCGCACGTTTCGACATCGAGCGCGTTGTTAAAAATGGCGTCTTGCTTGGGCAGACCAACGCACAAATAGCCAAAGAACTTATCGGCATTGGTGACAAGGGCGGTCAACCGATTGCCAAGGCACGGCGCGATGCAATGGCGATTACACGCACAGCCGTTCAGACTGTAGCAAAAGACGCAAGGTTGGCATCACTGGAAGCCAACGCTGACATTATTAAGGCAGTGCAATGGGTTTCGACCTTGGACAGCCGCACAAGTTCCATCTGCATGGCACGTTCGGGCAAAACATGGAGTTACCCCGACTTTAAGCCCATCGGTCACAAAATCCCGTGGAATGGTGGCCCACCCGCGCACTGGAATTGCCGAAGCAGCTTTATCCCGATTACGAAATCATTTGAAGAACTGACGGGCGGTAAAATTAAGGACAGGGTTGAACCATCGACCCGTGCCAGCATGGATGGCGCTGTTGCTGCCGACCTGACATTTGACCAATTCCTAAAGAGCAAACCCCCCGAATTTGCAGACAAGATGCTTGGCAAAGGCCGTGCAGAACTTTGGCGCAGCGGAAAGATTACGTTAAATCAACTGCTAGACCAGCGTGGAAACCCGCTGACTTTAGCGCAGTTAAAGCGACTATAGTAATGTAGTGTTTACCGTGATATTAGAAAAGTTACGCCAAGGCTGTGCTGCGGCATAAACCGCCCCCGTGGGGCAACCAAGTCCAGAGGACAAATCTATGAGTGAAGAACGGATTGCAGAGTTAGAAGAAGCGATGGAGGCAATGAATGCCAAAAACGCTGAACTTTTAAGGGAAGTCAAAATTGCCAGAGCGAAAGCAAAGGGCGTTGAGATAGACCCAAACGATTTTATGGCGCTTCAAACTGAAAATGAAACGCTTAAGTCGCAACTCGACAAGGTTGCAAAGGATAACGCGAAGACGATTGAACAGTTGCAAGCAAACCTGACCGAAAAGGATGGTGCGCTTCAGTCTTATCTAATCGACAACGGGTTAAACGATGCAATGCTAAAGGCTGGTATCAAACCTGAATTTATGGCGGCAGCAAAGGCCATGCTGAAGTCGCAAACCAAGTTGATGGCTGATAACGGTCAATATTCTGCACTTATGGGTGACAAACCGCTGATTGAAGCGATTGCTGAATGGGCTGCTGGCGATGAAGGTAAACACTTCGTTTCTGCACCCGCGAACTCTGGTGGTGGAGCCACTGGCGGGACGGGCAATGGTGTTCTTATCGCACCGAAGGGCAACCTTGGTGGCGATAAGACGCAGCGGACAAATGCAATTAAACAAATGTTCCCTGACCTACCATAAGGATTTTGAATTATGTCTCTTTCGCAAATGAAGGTATTTAACGAATACGTTATGCCAGCAACCATCGAAACTCTCGCCCAGATGGTCGAGAAGTTCAACGCAGCATCGGGTGGCGCAATCCGTTTGACCACGACTGGCTTCGATGGCGACTTCTATCAGGAAAGCTTCTTCGCTGCCGTGCATAGCGCACAGCGTCGCGTTGACCGTTATGCTTCGCAAGCATCGGCTACCGCAACTGACCTGACGCAACTCCAGCTTAATGGCGTAAAGGTTGCTGGTGGCTTTGGCCCCATCCGCTTTGAGCCTTCGCAGCTTACATGGTTGCAGAAGCCAACGTCGGAAGGCATCGAAGTTGCATCGCGTAACTTTGCTGAAGCACTGATGGCTGACCAGCTTAACACTGCGATTGCCGCAGTTGCCGCTGCAATTGCCAACCAAGGCGCTGCAACGACTGTTGACGTTTCTGGCACTGGTGCTGTCACCTATGCCACGATGAACAGCGCAAACGCTCTGTTTGGCGACAATTCGTCGAGCATCGTTGCTAACGTCATGAACGGCGACAGCTATCACAAGCTGATTGGTCAGAACTTGACCAACGGCGCACAGTTGTTCGTTGCACAGAACGTGCAAGTTGTGGACATCCTTGGCCGTCCTGTCATCGTGACTGACGCCCCTGCATTGTTCGTTTCTGGCACACCAAACAAGAACCGTGTTCTTGGCCTCGCAGACAGCGCAGCAATCGTTTATGACGGCGGCGACGTTATCAGCAACATCGAAACCAACAACGGTCAGACCCGTATCGAAACCACGATGCAGGTCGATTACACCTTTGGCGTGGCTTTGAAGGGCTACACTTGGGACATCACCAATGGCGGCAAGTCGCCAACGGATGCTGAACTTGCAACTGGTTCCAACTGGGACAAGGTTGCAACGTCCATCAAGCATACTGCTGGTGTTATGGCGATTGGTTCTGCTGCTTAATTAAGCGCAGAGCGGGGGCCGTCGGTTGGAAGGGCGGCCCCCAATCTATTTGGAGGATTTTATGGCTAAAATCATTTATGAACCGCATCCAATGAACCCAGCGCGTAAAGCTAAATTGCAAGAGCAAGGGTATAAAATCATTGATGCTATTTTTGCCCCCGCTGGCACACCTTTGCACGAAAAACTGGATGTAGAAGAAATCCCTGCTGAAGTTGAAGCTGCCATTGCCCCAGAGGTAGTGGAAGTGATAGAAGCGCCAGTAGAAGAAACACCAGCCGTTGAAGAAGCTGTTGAAGAAGCGCCTGTGGCTGAAGAAGCACCAGTTGCCGAAGAAGCAGAAGCAACGACGAAAACTGGCAAAAGCCGCAAGGAGTAACAAATGGCATTCGTGGTCGAAACAGGTGCAGGGCTTTCTAACGCAAATAGCTATGCCAGCGTTTCGGCTGCGGATGGCTATGTTGCTGACCGTGGCATAACGGGCTGGTCGAGCCTGTCGCAAACAATCAAAGAGCAATCGCTGGTTAAGGCAACAGACTATCTGGAAGCCACATACCGCGATGCTTGGAAGGGCAATCGCGTCAGCGAAACGCAATCATTGTCATGGCCGCGCTATAACGTGGTTGTGGATGGCTTTAATTACCCCAGCGGTGTTGTGCCACCACAGGTCATAAACGCTTGCGTGGAAATGGCGCTACGGGCTTCGGCTGGCGATACGCTGATTGCTGACCAAGGCCAAAAGGTGAAGCGCGAAAAGATTGACGTAATTGAGGTTGAATACCAAGATTATTCCGACCCGACGCAGCGTTACCCATTCATCAATCGGATATTAACGCCCTATCTTTTATCCGCATCTGAAAGCGGGTTTGGTGTAACACGGGTTGTCCGCACATGAGCAGCCAAGCGCAAACAGCATCACGGCTGCTTGCTAAATATGGCGAAGCGGTGTCCATCATATTCCCTGTTTATGGCGCGACAGACCCCATCACTGGCGCAGTCATCGGCACGAACACCAGCACGACAATAACAGGCAAAGGCTATCCCGCTGCTTACCACAAGCGCGATATTGACGGCGATATTATCCAAGCGGGTGATGTGCGCCTAATCCTTGAACTTATCGCCACCCGCCCCGCTGTGGGCTGCTTATCAACCATTGACGGCACAACTTACCGCATCATGGATGTGCAACCAATCCGTCTTACTGGTGAGGATGTGATTTATATATGCCAGTTAAGGTCAAATTGATGTTGCCGATAGGCCAGAGGGTTTTCTTTCCATCGCAATGGAACTCTGGCATTTTGGACAGTGTGCTACATGATACGCACAACCACGTTATTGCTTATATAATTAAGCTGGATGATGGTAAAAAGGTGGCTGTAGATATGCAGATTGTGGAGCCTTTAGATGATTAACAGCAAAATTAGTGCGGCGCTTGCGAGCAAACTTAATACGCTTGCGCTTCCAACGCATTGGGAAAATGCCAAGTTCACGCCCACCAATGGGCAGATATATCTAAGCGAAAGCCTATTGAGCGGCGACACTAACCCTGTCGGTGTTTCAAGCGCAGCATCGGATGAATTTGGCGGCGTCTATCAGGTGCTTGTTTACGCCCCTTTGGATGCCAACAAGGGTCAGGCCCGTGCAACCGCTGACACCGTTGCTGCTGCATTCCAGCGCGGCGACAGGCTTACTTATGCTGGCATTACAGTCACCATACAGCGCACGACACAGAACCCAGCGTTTATATCTGGCAACCGCTTTGTTATCCCTGTCAGCGTGACGTATCGGGCGTTTTCATGACCACGTTCAGTTTGGACGTAAAGGCGTTTGCTGCGAAGGCTGAAAAGGACGCTGATGCCGCTATCAGTAAAATCTGTTTAGACCTTTTATCTGACATTGTTTTGAACACGCCTGTTGATAGCGGCAGGGCAAGGGCCAACTGGCAGTGCAGCATAGGTTCACCCGCAATTGGTGAAGTGCAATTTGATGCCGATACTGGAAGTGGCATTACAGCGCCAAGGGAAAGCGCCGCATCTGCCCGTGCTATCGCCGCTGGAAGCGCAGCCGTAGCCAGTGCGCCGCGCAATATTTTCTGGATTAGCAACAATCTGCCATACATTTACCGCCTTGAATTTGAGCAATGGTCAAAGCAAGCGCCAAGTGGTATGGTGCGGTTAGCAATCAACCGCGCAGAACGCAAAATGCGTTAGGGTGACTTGACTGCTTTTTTGTGTTAAATGTTCAATCCCATGCATGGAGATTAAATTATGTCTGACGTTGTTTCCTCGGTTGGCACTATTGTTTCGGTGTCGGCTACTGCCCCAGCCACTTATGACGCCACTGGCTTTGCTGCCCTAACTTGGGCTGCTTGTGGTGAACTGGCTGACTTGCCAGCTTTCGGCGCTGAAGCTGCACTTGCAACACACACGCCTTTGAAGACTGGTATTGTTGCCAAGCGTCGTGGTTCGCTGAACTATGGTTCGGTTACTTTGACAATGGCACTGTCTGAAACAGATGCTGGTCAAGTCATTCTGCAAACCAAGGGCAGCGCCGCTGCTGGCGCAAGCGCACTTGTTTCGGTTAAAGTTGCTCTGGTTAATGGCGACATTCAGTATTTCACTGCACAAGTTATGTCGTTCAAAACCAATGTCGGCAATGCTGACGCAATCACAATGGCTGAAGTGACACTTGAAATCGACAATTCGGTTGTTAAGGTTTCTTCGTAATTAGCCAACAAACTTCCCCGTCGTGGCTGCATCCGACCACGGCGGGGGAGACTTTCAACATCGGTGCATTCGGATGGAACTAAATATGTTTGACCTAAATTCATTGAAACCTGTTAAAGCTGATGATGGCGCTGTTCTTAATATCGCGCACCCTGAAAGCGAAGAAATCATTGAGGGTATGACGATTACCCTGCTGGGACAGGACAGCAAAGTTTATCGCAAAATCCAACTTGCAAAGCAGCAAGCGGCATTGAACCGCATTTCCAAGGGCAAGAAGGCTGTCGATTTTGACGCTGAAAAGCTGGCTGAAGACAGCATTGATGACCTTGTGAAGCTGACTGTTGCTTGGGAAGGCTTCACGCTTGATGGCGTAAAGCTGGATTGCACACCTGAAAACGTCCGCACCGTTTACAATGAATGGTCGTGGATTAAGGAACAGGTGTCGGAGTTTGTCGCTGACCGCGCAAACTTCTTTCGCGCAAACGATTGAGCAACTCACCTTATTTGTAAAACAAGCGGCTTGGCTTAACACAATCCCGACGAAGGCAAAGCGCCCACGGCGGGAAACCAAGTCAGACGTAATGCCACCCGTGCTTGGTGGGGCTTACCTTATCGAAATTCTTTTCGAGGTTGGCCCCGCCAAGCCTGTTGGCATGGGTGGCAGCGCGGCAATAGATGAAGTTGATTTGGCTGCATGGATGTCAAATCAGGGCGTGACGTTGACACCTTGGGAAGCCAAAACTGTCAGGCAATTGTCCCGTGAATATGCTGCGATGCTATCGGAAGCTGTGGAACCAAACACACCACCGCCTTGGGTTGACCCAGCAATCATGACCACTGAACGGCGCGAAAAAATATCAAATGCAATGTCTGATTGGGCAAATCTAATCAACACCAAGACACGATGAAAATCTTGTGCTATGGCCCATATTAAGCGATAACGCTCTGGGCCTCATAGGATATTGCGCGTGGCAGATTTAGCGAACCTTCGGATTGCAGTTGATAGCCGCGATGTTGCGTCGGCATCGCAAGACCTAAATAAAATGGGTGCTGCCGCTTCTGGCGCTGAAGGCAGTGTTCGCAGCTTTGGGGCAACAGCAACGCGAACATCTGTGGCCGTCAACGGCATGAATACGGTTATCGCACAAGGGGCCGCAGCCCAAGCCGCAGCCGCAAACGCAATGAGGGCTGTCGGTCAGACGGGACAACTTGCCAGCCATCATATCACGAACCTTGCATTCCAGTTTCAGGATTTGGGTGTGCAGATTGCGTCGGGGCAAAACCCGCTTGTGGCGTTTGTGCAGCAAGGAAGCCAAATCAGTGGCGTGATGATGCAGTCAGGTATGTCCACCAAGCAATTTGGTGCTGCGTTGTTGACCACCATTGGAATTTTGAAGACAACATCTGACGCGCAGCTTGACGCTGCCGCCGCTTCCACTGGTGCAACCGCTTCCCGTTTCCGTGCATTGAGCGCCCAAGCCGCTGAAGCCGTGATTGCTGCACAAGCTGAATTGGCACTGGCCGCTGCCCAAGCTGAAAACGCAACAACTGCATTGGCATCGCAAGCCGCAACTGAAAGACGCGCCGCTGGTCAGGCCCGTCTTGCCGCCGCACAAGTTGAAGCCGCCGCCACAGCCAAGGTTCTTTCTGCCGCAGAAATGCAAGCCGCTTCCGCTGCAACAGCCGCTGGCGCTGCCACTTCGGTTGCGTTTGCGCCAGTTACGGCAATCATCCTTGGTGTGGTCGCTGCCGCCGCGACCCTAACTGCTGGCTTTGCGCTTATATCTGGGCAATTCGATAAGTCTGGCGAAGTTGAAGCTTATGCCAAGGCGATGGGCATGACCAGCGAACAAATTGAAAAGGCTGGCGGCGCATCTGTGACCACGATGGATACCATCAAAGGTCTTTGGATGACCATGTATGAAGGCTTAAATCTTGGCGCAGTCTTCGACACGATAAAAGGCTGGCTTGATGAGGCTGGGAAGTTTGCGGTCACATCCGCCAAAGTCATCTTTGCGGCTTTTGCTGGCACGTTTAACGCCATCAAAATAATTTGGGCCACCTTCCCCGCTGTTTTAAGCGACCTGTTTGTTCAAGCGGTCAACGCTGCGATTGGCGCTGTCAGCTTTCTGGTCAATAACATTGTTGCGGCTATCAACGACCTTGCTGGTGAACCGCTTTTAAGCCCCGTCAAATTTGCCCAAATTGCAAATGAAAACGCTGGCGCTGCACAAAAGGCTGGTCAGGCAATCGGCAAGGCATACACCGACGCCTATTCTGACGCTGGCGCGTTTATGAGCAAGTGGGAAGCGAACAGCATCAAGGTTGCTAAAGGGCGTCTTGATGAGGAGCGCAAACAGAAGAAGGCTGCTGCCGAAAAGAAATCGGAAGAACAGAAGCTATTTGAACAGCGTGAAAAGCAAGCGAAGCAGTTTCTTGAAAATACCGAAAAGGAAACTTCGCGCATTGGCAAGACCGCCATTGAAATTAAGAGGCTGGAAATTGCTGCCGCTGCCGCCGCTGCACCAACTGCGCTGCTTGGATTGAAAATTCTGGCTGCTGGCGCTGCTTGGGAAGAAGCAACCCGCAATCAAGCTGGCATAGACTTCCAGAACAACATCATTAAGCCATTGCAGAATGAATTGGCATTGGTTGGCCTAACTGGTGAGGCCCGTGCGCGACGCGCCTTGGAACTTCAAGAAGAAGCATTCAAAGCTAAGGCTGCGGCTGATGGCATCAAAGATGTGAACGCTGCTTGGCAAGAATACCTGAAGGCCGAAACTGACATTATCAATGCCGAAAGCGTTTTTGATAAGCGCCAGAAGGAAGCCGAAAAGCTAAAGGAAACGATTGCTGACCTGATTGACCTGACCGACGAACTTTTCGGCGGCGCTGGTTCATTCTTGGCTAACCTTGGCAAAGAAATAAACATCGTCGCCCCAGATTTGAAAAAAGACCTGAAGACGATTTTTGACGATTTGCCCAAGGACTTGCAAGACACCTTTAGCGGATTTCTTACTTCACTTCCCACCGTTCTTGCCAATGCTCGAATTGGTCAGATGGTTGGCGGCGGCGCTGGTGGTGCTGTTGGTGGCGCTGTTGGTGGTGCGCTTGGCAAGGAGTTTTTGACCAAGGGATTGCAGGACATTGGTGGCAAGGTATTTGGAAAGGCGCTTGGCTCTCTTGCTGGGCCGCTGGGTTCAATTGCTGGTGGCTTGCTTGGCGGTCTTGTTGGTGGCTTGTTGACCAAAACCAAAACGGGCAGCGTAACGCTTACCCAGATTGCTGGCGGCGCTATGCAGCGCACTTTGACGGGCAATAGCGCACAGCTAAAGGGTATCGCTGACAATATGGCGAATGGCCTATTAAAAGGCTTGGGCAGCGTTGCAGAACAACTTGGCGGCACATTGGGTGGTAACGTCAAGGTCAGCCTTGGTATGCGTAAAAAGGATTACGTTGTTGACCCAACTGGCGCTGGCCGCACCAAGGGTTCTGGCGTTAAGAATTTTGGCACAGACGAAGCGGCTGCGGTTGCATACATTACGCAACTTGCAATTCAGCAAGGCATCGTCACGGGTATCAGCGCAGGGGCGCAAACGCTCATTCGCGCTGGCAACGACTTGAATGGGCAAGTGCAGAAGGCACTGAAGTTCGACCAAGTGTTCAAAGACCTGAAAAGCCAAAGCGACCCGCTGCAATCAAGCCTTGATGAACTTTCCGTCGAAATGGAAAAGCTGAAGGTCATTTTTGGCGAAGCTGGCGCGTCCGCCGCTGATTATGCCAAGCTTGAAGAACTGTATGCCATCAAGCAAGCCAAAGCGATATTTGAAGCTAATAGGCCGCGCCGTGAATTAGAAATTGAACTAATGGAAGCGCAGGGCAATGCTGCTGGCGCTTTGGCTGCACAACGTGCGCTTGAACTTGAAAGCATGGATGCAAGCCTTCGTGGGTTGCAAGAGCAAGTGTATACCGCCCAAGATGCTGCAAAGGCGACACAGGCATTGGCCGACGCACAGGAAAAGGCTGCTGAAGAAGCGGCTGTATTGGCTGAAGCGGCTTTGGCATTAGCCAGAGATAGGCGTATGCTTGAAATCGACCTTCTTGAAGCGCAGGGCTTTGCAACCGACGCGCTGGTCGCAAGGCGTCAGCTTGAATTGGAAGCAATGGATGAAACATTGCGTGGCTTGCAGAAGCAAATTTGGGCTGCTGAAGACGCTAAGGCTGCAAACGATGCAATGAACGCTGCCGCCAGTGCTGCGGCGGAAGTGGCAAAGGCTGCTGCTGACTTGCAAAGAAACAGGGTCGAACTTGAAATACAGTTGCTTGAAGCACTGGGCAAATCATCCGAAGCATTGGCTGCGCGGCGCGAATTGGAATTGGCGGCGCTTGATGAAACATTGCGCGGCTTGCAACTTCAGATTTATGCGGCTGAAGATGCCAAAAACGCAAGCAATGCAGCGGCAGAAGCTGCCAGAACAATGGCTGCGGAACAAGAAAGGCTGGCTGAACAAACCTTGGCCCTTTCCCGTGAACGTCGTTCTATGGAAATCGACCTACTGGAAGCACAGGGCTTCGCGGTTGAAGCACTCGCTGCCCGTCGCGCTGTTGAACTGGAAACCATCGACGCAAGCTTGCGTGGATTGCAGTTGCAGATTTACGCTGCCCAAGATGCCAAGGCTGCAAATGATGCTGCCGCTGAAGCTGCACGGGCTGCTGCTGAAGAACAGTCACGGGCTGCTGAACAAATCTTGGCTGTCGCAAAAGAGCGCCGTTTGCTCGAAATCGAATTGCTTGACGCACAGGGTTTTGCTGTTGAGGCGCTTGCTGCGCGTCGGGCGATTGAACTTGAAACTATTGACGCTACCCTTGTTGGACTGAAGCAGCAAATCTGGGCCGCGCAAGCCAAGGCAGAAGCAGATGCCGCCGCTGCCAAGGCCGCTGAAGACGCCGCCAAGATACAAGAAAAAGCCGCCGAAGACGCTGCACAAGCAATGCAGAAATACGCCGAAACACTGGCAAGCGTCAGCCAAACAGTTGTGGACGAAATCAATCGTCTGCGTGGCATTAACGCATCGTCATCGTCAGTATTGCTGAAGGCGCAGTTTGCCACGCTGACCGCACAGGCACGAACAGGCAATCTGGATGCACTTGGTAAGCTGCCAGAACTTAGCCGTTCGATTGAAGAAGCGACACTTGGTTCGGCAACGTCTGCGCTTGAAGTTGCCCGTATCCGTGCGTGGCTGTCAGCAAGCCTTAGTGAAACACTTGGGGCGCAAGCAGCAAACAGTGCAGAAATTGCCACCACGGGCGCAGGGTTGGTCTTTGACGGCAACCAAACTGGCTTGGCAAGCAACAGCGCAGATACTGCCGACGGCATAGCCAATATGCGAAATGAGATGTATAACGTGCTGTATCAAGTCGCCAAGAACACTGGCAAATCCTATGAATTGATGGACAGGTGGGATGGTGACGGGTTGCCTGACATTCGGGAGGACGCAAGTGATTATTATTAAGCCCGTTGATGTTACGGAAACCAATCTGACAACAAGCAACGTAGCGGAAACGGATTATCCCGCATGGACTGCTGGCACATATACGATTGGAACCCGCCGTATATATGACCACAAGATTTATGAAGTGGTTGCTACATCAACGGCTGACCGCCCTGATGTCGGCGCGGCTGCTATTTCGCCAACATGGATTTTCGTTAGCGCGACAAACCGCTTCAAGATGTTTGATATATCGGTAGGCTCTGGCACACAAAACAGCGGCACGATTGATATTAAAATCACCCCTGCGACAGTGTGCAATTCCGTTGTGCTGTTTAACGTCGATGGTTCAAGCGCACAGCTTATTGTCAAATCATCTGGCGGCACGACTGTTTACGACCAAACCATAAGCCTTGCCGACTACAGCGCCATAGACGGCTACTTTAATTATTTCTTCGCGCCGATAACCGAAACGGGCGCATCTGAAGTGGCGTTTTTGGATATTCCGAATTATTCGGGTGCATCTTTCCAGCTTATCATCGACGCTGGCGCTGGCACGGCTTCATGTGGTGAACTTATCATCGGTCAAAAGTCTGCGCTGGCTGTGACCAATTTCGGCACATCTGTCGGCATCAAAGATTATTCGGTCAAGACCATTGATGACTTTGGCAACGTCACGATTACGCCACGCGCTTACAGCAAACGTGCTGATTATGACGTAACTGTTGAAACCAGCGATGTCAGCGCGTTCACCCGCTTTCTGGCATCTGTTCGCACCACGCCCGTTGTTTACATCGGTGACGAAAACAGAAGTGAAACGATTGTTTTAGGCTATTACCGCGACTTCTCGATTGTGCTATCAGGCCCGACAATATCGGAATGCTCTTTGTCTGTTGAAGGGTTGATTTAATGGCCGTTACAACAATTTCAGCAATGCCAGCATCGCCTTCACGATTAGGCGACCCCAGCAATTTCATCACCGAAAGCCTTGCGTTTCTTGACGCGCAAGCTGGCTTTGCAACGCAGTGCAATAGCGTTGCGTCCACATTAAACGCTGGCAAGTTTAACCCAAATGATTGGGGCAACCTTGGCCCTATTAGCGGTTCATCGCCTGTATCTGTGACGAACTTTATTAGTGAAACACCAACCAACCCGCCGCTGCTTGGTCAAGGCTTGGCAGATGCCATTGATGATATGCTGGCGACCTTCAATCCGTTTATATCGGACGCAAACACCGTTGCAGCTTGGATTGATGGCGAAACTGATATTGCCAACCCAAGCATCGTTGACCCGACGCGCCCAATCATTCCGACAGTAAATCCAAGCCCATTGCGTAACGATGGACAAGGCGCTTTTGAAAGCAAGGCTCTGTCATTTTACGGCAGCGCACGGGCATTTTCATTATCGCTGCAAGGCTTGGCTGATTACGTTGCTGTCTTTTCAAGCGGCTATGAAGATTGGTCGGAAATTGATATAGTATACACCGAAACTGATGACTGGGGTTTTATCGCATGAGTAAGCAAGTAAAAATTCGTCGCGGCACGACAACCCAACACGCAAGTTTTACTGGCGTCGAAGGCGAAATAACGGTCAACACCACCACCGATACAATCCACGTTCATGACGGCGCGACTGTTGGCGGACGCGCATTGTCACGCGCTGATGGCACAAACGCCAGCGGGAACTGGAACGTCGTTGCAAATAACGTCAGCGGCATCGTCGCGGTTGTTAATGGCGGCACTGGTGCGAACAGTGCATCTGGCGCACGAACTGCTCTTGGCCTTGGTTCGCTGGCTGTTTTAAGCGCCATCAATAACGACCAATGGAGTGGCGCTGACCTTACGGTTCCCAATGGCGGCACTGGCGCATCTGATGCCGCTGGTGCGCGAACCAACCTTGGTGTTCCTTCACTAACTGGCGGCGGCGCAAGCGGCACTTGGAATATCAACGTAACTGGTAACGCAGCAACGGCGACAACCGCGACAACTGCAACAACTGCGTCCACGGCTACGGCTACCGCTGCGGCTGTAACTTTTAGCAGCGGCGGCGATGGCGTTGCGGCTGGTGGTTCGTTTAACGGTTCTGCTGCACGAACGATTAGCTATAACACCATTGGCGCACCTTCAGTAAGCGGCGCAAACGCAACTGGCACTTGGGCTATCAGTATATCTGGTAATGCTGCAACGGCGACCAGTGCGACCACGGCAACCACAGCAACAAGTGCAACGACTGCCACCAGCGCAACAACTGCAACATCCGCTACAACGGCTGG